ATACTCGGCACAGTCTCCAGATTAGAGAGCGATACAGGTTCAAATCCTGTCAGGACTACCACAATAAATATGTTCTATGAAACTAATTTTTATATGTTTTTTACTGCTGTTTAGTGCTTGTTCTTTCAAAGTCACAGACTGTGAATTCAAACCTTCAGCATCTATCAATGAAGAATTTGATATTAAAAAGCCTATACAAGATCAAATTAATCCTGAAACCAAAGTCAGTTGCAATTACTAATCTGGTAATAAATCACCTTGTTTCCACCCTACTTCGTCAAGACTTTTGATTCTACTACAATTAGCACATATACTTTTTAAGTTATCCCAACTAGAATTTTTTAAGTTGCCGTCTATGTGATAAACGTCCATTTGTGAAGGATGTTTTGATTTAAAGCCACATTTTTCACAGATACTTTTCTTTCTATATCCGCTTTTGACCCATGAATAATTGTATTTTGTTCTCTCACCTGCATCAGTTTTGATACATTGATCACATTTTTTACGATAATAAACTTTGCCTTTTCTTTTGTAATTAAAAGCCGCAGGTCTAGTTTTACAAGAATTACATAATGGTCTTATGTGCTTTATATCGTCTTTCACGCTCATACTATGTTTATTTAATACCTTTAAAGGGAATGTACTTCTGGTGTTTTTTATAAAGATTGGCTAAATATCATTATATAATATAGAGTAGACAATAAAATTGTCACATATAGTAGGGAGAAAATAAACTATGCCAACTTTAGTATCACCAGGTGTATCAGTTTCAGTCATTGACGAATCAATGTATGCATCAGCTGGTCAAGGTACAGTACCTTTGGTAGTTGTTGCTACTGCACAGGACAAAACAGATCCGAGCACAGGCAATACTGCTGTTGGTACAACTTCAGCAAATGCTGGAGTACCATTTTTGATCACTTCGCAAAGAGAACTGGTTACAACCTTTGGCGAACCATCATTCAAATCACTACAAGGCACAATGCTACACGGTGATGAAAGAAACGAATACGGTTTGCTATCAACATATTCATACTTAGGAATTTCTAACAGATCATATGTAGTAAGAGCTAACATAGACTTAGATCAATTAGAAGGTTCTACAAACGCTCCAAAACTTGCTCCAGCAGATGGAACATACTGGTTAGACACAACTAACACAGATTGGGGATTATTCACAGCAAACACAACAGCAACTCCAAATACTTGGGATAAGATGACACCAACAGTATTACTTGATGTGCCAGGTGCCGCAGGCGGCAACGTAGCATCTAATGGTGATCCGGTTACAACTTATGGCCAAGATTTAGATTATGTGTTTACATTCAATCAGGTAACGGCACAGCACCAACTGTGGCAGTATCTGGTAACTACAAAGATGTTTGGTTAAAATCAACATCAGGTGGTCAAGGTGCAAACATTGTAATGAAATCATACAGCACAGCAACAAGCTCATGGTCATCAATCTCATCTGAAGTATATTCAAGAGATGATGCCGCTACAGCACAAGGCGGTAGCTCACTTTCTGCTAATGATGTGTATGTAAGATTTGATGATTTTGACGATGGTAACATTGCATCAGAATTAAGAGCAAATTTCACAGCAACATCATCAACAGTATCATCAACTGATTTTGCTAAAAAATCAATTGAAGCATTTAGCGGTGCAACAGCAACACCGGAAGTTCAATACGAAGTTAGAATTAGAAATGCAGGTATATCGACAGTTGCAACTGGTAATGCCGCATCATTACATAATGGTGTAGCAACAGGTGGTGCCAACACTGCAATTAGAATGGAAATTAATGGCCAAACTATCACAGTAACAGGTGCCGCAGGCGCAGGTAACCCAGTAACACTTGCTGAGATTGTCACAGCAGTTAACAATGATCCAACATTACAGTCAGCAAACATCACTGCTAGTATTGATTATGTTAGTGCAACAAGACAATACTTAAAATTAACAAGAACTGGTGGTTATGCAGTTTACATTCAAGACGGTGCTGACGACACAAATATTAAAGGTGCGTCAACTTCAGATCTTGGATTTACTGATAACACATCATCAGGTACATCAGCATTTTACTACAAATCACTTTGGTCAGATGCAACTTACGAAGCATCATCATCAGCACCAACAAGTAATCCAGTAAATGGCACACTATGGTACAAAACAACTCAAGACGCAGACTTATACATTGCAGAAAACGATGGCGGTACTATGAAATGGTTGGCTTATGCTAACTCAAAAGATAGATACGATGCAAATTCTGTAGTATCAGGCGGTATTAGAGATTTACAAATTGTATCAGGTGAACCAACTAAGAGATCAGACGAAACTTCAAACTTACAAGACGGTGATGTTTGGATTGACTCTGATGAATTAGATGCTTATCCAAAAATTTACAAATACAGTACAGCCACATCAGCTTGGGTATTACTAGACAATGCAGATCAAAGCACAGCATCAGGTGTTGTGTTTGGTGATGCAGTAGGTAACCCAGGTGGAGCAAACGAAGATGATCAAGACTGGGGTTCAGCGTATGCTAACTTCCATTCAGATGCTCCAGATCCTGCTGTTTACCCAGAAGGTATTATATTGTTTAACACAAGATTGTCAGGTTACAATGTTAAGAAATATGTAACTGATTACACTTTTGATAACACAAACAACGGTAACATTTGGGTAACTGAATCAGGATTAAAAACTGATGGGTCACCATACACTGGCAGACAAGCACAAAGAAATGTGATTGTTACAGCAATGCAAGGTGCGTTACAAGGCAACGAAGATATCAGAGCAGAATCAAGATTCTTTAACTTGATTGCCGCTCCTGGTTATCCAGAGTTACTTGACGAAATGGTTGCATTAAGTACAGATAGAAAATTAACAGCATTTGTACTTGCTGACACACCATTTAGATTAGCACCAGACGGAACGTCAATTCAAAATTGGGCAACCAATGCCAACAATGCTCCAACAAATGGAGAAGATGGTTTATTGACAGGCACTCCGTATGCGGCTGTGTATTATCCTTCAGGATTTACATCAGATCTAGCAGGCAACAATGTAACAGTTCCACCAACACATATTGCTATGAGAACAATGGCATTTAATGATCAGGTGGCGTTTCCATGGTTTGCACCAGCAGGCTTCACAAGAGGTTTAGTAGACAACTCAACTTCAGTTGGTTATATCACTAGCGAAGAAGAGTTTAAAGCAGTAACATTGTCAGAAGGTCAAAGAGACACACTATACGCAAACAAGTTAAATCCAATTGCGTTTATTCCAAACAGAGGATTAGTGGTATTTGGTCAGAAGACACTATCACCAATTGCGTCAGCACTTGATAGAGTTAATGTAGCAAGACTGATTGTGTATCTAAGATACCAATTAGACCAACTTGCAAAACCTTTCTTGTTTGAACCAAATGACAGAATTACTAGAGATCAAGTTACAGATACTTTCAATAGATTCTTTGAAGATCTTGTTTCTAAGAGAGCAGTATTTGATTTCTTAGTAGTTTGTGATGAAACAAACAATACTGGTGCCAGAATTGATAGAAATGAATTATGGATTGATATTGCTATTCAACCAGTGAAAGCAATTGAATTTATCTATATTCCACTTCGTATCAAAAACACTGGAGAAAGTTTAACAAGTTAATAAAATAAAGGGGTAAGCGAACCTTATCCCTTTAATTTACCTTTAAATGGATATAAAAATTTTTATAATTCATACAAAAGTGTAAATAATAGTATTAAGGAGAGAACACAAAATGGCAACACTTTCAAAATTTGGTGTACCAATAGATGGATCAACAGGTAGAGGCGGTATTTTACAGCCTAAACTGAAATATAGATTTAGAGTTAGATTCACTAACTTTGGTAACCTAGGTGCGTCACCTCTTCAACTGACTCAACAAGTTATGTCGGTTACGAGACCAAAGATCAACCATGAAGAAGTACCAATTCATTCATACAACTCAGTTGCATACATGCAAGGTAAACACACATGGGAATCAGTTAACATAACACTTAGAGATGATATCAACAATAACATTTCTAAACTTGTTGGTCAACAAGTACAGAAACAGTTAAATCACTTTGAACAAACTTCTGCAACATCAGGATCAGTTTACAAGTTCGGAACTAAAATTGAAATCTTAGATGGTACAAATGACACAGAATTAGAACAATGGGATTTAGAAGGTTGTTTCTTACAAAACGTTGATTATTCAGATGGTGACTATGCAGTATCAGAACCAGTACAAGTTATCTTGACACTGAAATATGATAATGCAATACATCAAGCACCGGGCGACACTATATTCCCTCTACTTGGTTTAGGTGGATCTGGCGGATTAGTATAATAATTACTATTTCGTTTAATCCTTACCAGCGGAGTAATAGAATATGGCAGTTTTAAAACCAGCTAACAGAGCCGCGAATCTTTATCTTCGCGGCTCAAATCATGACCCAGCTCCAAGACAAGCACATCAATATGTTGTGGTTTTCAATATGTATCAGTTGGCAGTACCGGAGCATTTAAAGACAACGTACGACGAATTAAATCAATTCAGAGACAGATTGCACTTCTTAGTAAACAGTGTTGATCAACCCAAGTTCACAGTGGATCAAACTGTGTTAAATCAATACAACAGAAAAAGAGTTGTTAATAGGTCAA